CAAGGGCGATCTGCTCGCAGCGAGCGCCGCCGCGACCCCGGCCCGCGTCGGGGTCGGGACGACAGGACAGATTCTCACCGCCGACCCCGCGCAGGCAGCGGGGGTGAAGTGGGCCGCGCCGCCTGCCACGGGGGCGATTCCGGTCAAGATCGTCAGCCCCCGCTCCAGGGATCTCCAGGGCAACTCGTTCTTCGCCAATGCCGGGTTCACCAACATGGATCTCGGTCACTGGCAGTTCGTACAGGACGTGGAGGGGCGGATCTACGGCATCGCCCGCCTGAGCGGATCCATCTCCAGCGTCAACGTCAGGCTCTCGGTCACCGGAGACGGCGGGGTTGCACGCTGGGCCGTCAACTACCTCGCGGCCAAGGACGGCACCTCGATGAACTCCGCGCTCGCCGCCACCACCCCGGTGGATGTCTCGCTGACGGGAGGCGGGGTGTACCTCCAGAAGGACGCGCTCTTCGCCATCGCGGGCCTCAGCACCTTCACCGCGCTCTACCTGGAGATCGTCCACGACGGGGCGCACGCCAACGACACCTGCCCCGGAAACTCGATCCTGCTCGACGCCTCACTGGACCCGACCGGCTGATGGCAAAGCGGTTCGATAGCGGCGGGCTGCTGACGCCGGACACGGGCAACCCGTGGCGGTACATCTGCTTCTGCTGGGCGTACCTGACCTCCTACCCCAGCCCCGTCGGCAACCTGATGGAGAAGGGTTGGGCGAACGCAAGCGACCGCACCTTCGTCTGGGACGTAAACGGCTCGGGGCAACACACCATCAACACTCTGAACGGCGACACCGGCTACGGCTTTAGCACTCCCAACGCCCTGCCGCTCAACCAGTGGGTGGCGCTCCAGATGTGCATCGACAACGATGGGGCGTCACACCTGTGGACGAACGGGGCCTACCAAGGAGGGGTCGGGTGGCCCGCCGGTAGCGTCAACCAGAACACGTTTGGCATCGGGATCGGCCGACGCTACCGGGAGGGCGGCACCTACCCGTTCCCCGGCTACCTCGCCTGGTGCAGCTACTGGAACACGTCATCGGTGAACACGGGACTCCTCGCCGCCGGGGTCCTCCCGACCGATCCCCGAGTCGCCCCTCTTGACAACCTGTACTTCTGCTACCCGCCGTGGGGCACCGCGCCCCCCGAGGCGAGCCTCGCCAAGTACCCAGGGTGGAACGCTTCCAACTTCACCGGCCCCGTCCCCAACGCACCGACAAGCCCGCCCCTCTTGAACCCCTACCCCGCCCTCTAGAAGGAGGAGAGATGGCAGACACTGCCAGCAACGCCGTACAGAAAGAGAAGGAAGCGGATCTCGGGAAGCGCGAGCTGACCGCCGCCGAGAAGAAGAGGCGCGAGGCCTCGCACGAGCAGGCCCCGCCCACCCCCGAGGCGACCCCGGCGATCGGCTCGGTCAACGCCGCCTACGCGGATGGCTTCCCGAACTGGTCGGATCCCCCGGAGCTGGTCGATGGGGAGATCGAGGTCGAGGGCTCGATCGCCCAGCCCAAGCGCGAGGACTGGGAGAAGAAGCAGAAGGAGATCCGCGACGAGGAGCGCGAGCGGGTCGCCAAGGCGATCGAGGAGAACAACCAGAAGGCCGAAGACCTCGCCGCCTACGACAAGGAGCAGAAGCGGAAGGTGGTGACATGAGCCCCACCGAGACCAAGGAGGGTGCCGAGGTCGAGCTGTTCGTCGGCTACGGCGACGACAACCCGAACGCCGTTGTCGCCCCCGATCACAATCGCGACCCGCAAGATGTCGTGACCGCCGCGATCGACAACAACGCCGACATCGGCGTGGTGATCGACATGAACGGAACCAAGGCCGATCACCGGGGCGACAACCTGGAGGAGAACGAGAGGGCGCAGGGGATCCTCGACGCCACACAGGGAGGTGACCCCGAGGCCGACTGGATCGGCGACCGCCTGGGCTCCGACGCGACCAACCTGACGCGCTCGGTCTACCTGAGCCCGCCGCTCGACTTCAAGGACCCGCCTGACCTGGAGCAGTCGGAGCCGCCGCCGGATCCGGTGGTTGTGCCAGCTCCCGAGACCGGGCTCCTGCGCGCAACGTCCGAAGAGCAGTAGAGACGAGCCCCGGCAACGGGGCTCTTCTCCCCCACGCCCCCGAAGGGAGGCAGCCGCATGGCCGAGAGCATCGGATACCAGGACGGCATCACCGCGTTCTTCGACTGGTACCGCAAGCAGCCGAACGTGCCGAAGCGCGGCCCCGGCTACAACCCCGACGACCTCTCCACATGGCCGTGGGTGGACAAGATGGAGCGCACCCTGCGGATCTTGAAGGACGACCATGACGCGGCGGTGGTCACCCCCCCTCCCAGCGGGGGCGGCGGCAGTGAACCACCCCCGGCCCAGACTTACAAGAAGGTCGCACCACGGGTGGCCTACAAGGCTGGCGGCTCCGACGCCCGCTACTGCCTGCGCGACTTTCCCAGCCTCGCAGACGACGTGGCCCACTACGACGAGAACGGTCTCTGCTCGGACGGGAGGCGCTCCAACGGCTCACCGGCCGACTGTCCGACCTCGGCGCTGGAGATCGACGGGCGCGACTACTGCTCGCTGCCGACCCAGGGCGACCCAACCAAGAACACCGGAAGCTGGCTGATCTGATGCCTGACCCTGGCGCACACAAGCGCACCCTTTACCCGCCCTCCTCCAAGAAGGGGCCCGTTGACAACGGCGACGACGTGATCGCGGTGAAGCGGGCGATCTCCCGCGCGGGCTTCCTCAAGTGGTCGGACTTCGATGGCGTCTACGGGGAGACGATCGCCGACTCGGTTGCCAAGTTCCAGAAGTCGGTGGGGATGGACATCTCGGGCTTCTACGGGGACGCCACCCACACCAAGCTCAAGGCGACGAAGGTGCCCAAGGGGGCAACCCACGCCGGGGAGGACGTGTTCGATCAGACCGCCGCCAACCTCTACAAGGGCTACTCGACGGGGGGCGGCAAGACGAACGCAGAGAAGGTGCAGGCCAAGCTGACCGAGTTCTGCGAGAAGGCCATCGCCGAGCCGGACTGGTACTACAGCCAGAACCGGGCCGTCGATGTCAGCGTCAACCCGAACGGGCCGACGACCTCAGACTGCTCGGGCAGCACCGTGCAGGCCTTCCACTTTGCGAAGCGTGAGACGGGCCTGAACGTCCCCGACCCAGCCATGCAGGGCTGGAGCGGATACGGCAACACCAACTACTACGAGGACGACCACCCCACGGTCGGTGCCCCGTACAAGATCGGCGACCTGGCGCACTATGACGGCCACGTCTGCCTCTGTTACCACCCCGGTAACGCCGAGACGGCCGACTGGTTCTCGTTCGGCTCGGAGCCGCCGTCGAAGCGCAAGCTCTACTACCGCGACGACTTCCGCAAGGTCGTGCGTCCGCCGCTGGTGAAGTCGTGAACCCCGCCGACCGCGCCATCTACTGGTTCCTCATCCATGCCATCCCCAGGCGCTGGCACCAGTGGTTCCCGCACTGGCTCAAGGTGCTGCTCAACCACTGGATGAAGCACCGGGGCGACCCCGGCGACCGCCCGTGATCGGAGGCTGATGACCCGCAAGCAGATCGTGGATCGCGTCTGTGCGACGGCCGGGCTCCAGGACATCGAGCCCCTCAACGAGCGAACGCTCGTGGAGGATTGGGTCTACGAGGGGACGCTCGACATGCTGGCCCGCACCCGCTGCGTCGCCCGCTGCGTTCACCTGGCCGTCTCCCCCAACGTCTCCACCTACACGCTCGCCCACTCGCTACTCGCGCTCGTGGACGTGGAGAACGGGGCTCGCCGACGCCGCCGCGACGACGACGACCGGGGCTTCACGCTGATCCGCTCGGACGTGCTGCGTGTCTCCCCCACCCCCACCGAGGCGGGGGAGCTGGATGTGTGGGCGGTGCTGCGCCCCAGCCGGATGACGATGGACACAGACAGCCTCGGTGACGAGGCCTTCGGCGCGATCCCGGACGAGTTCCAGGACGCGATCGAGCTGTACGCGCAGTGGCACGCGAGCGACTACTCGCACGAGGGGAACACCCAGCGCGGCGAGCGCTACCGGATGCTCTACGAGGGGCAGGACGGACGCTCGGGCAGGCTGGCCGTGATCCGCTCCCAGGTCAACAAGCGCGGCACCGCGCTGGCGCCGCGTCGCAGGGTCGTCGTCCGCCGAGGGGTCTCGCCCCGCTCGGCCTGGGTGGACTGATGGCCCAGCCCGTCTCGCTGATCGAGGGCTCCAAGGCCTTCGCCCGCGACTTCGCCCGCGACCGGATGCCACGCGGCTACCTGTGGGACATGGCCGATTGGGTGCCGAACCTGCTCGACTCCGAGTTGACCTCCAGGGGCGGCTGGACGTGGGGCTCCGCTGACCTCGGCACCACCGTCGTCGCCGGGAAATACGTCCCCTACAAGGCGGGCGACAAGCTCTTCGTCATCGGGGCCAACGGCCAGCTCTACGACGTGGCGCTCGCCGCGCCGAACGCCGGGACGGCCGTGGGCGCGATCCCGATCCCCGCCCAGAACCCGGTGATGCAGCGCGACTGGCTGTTCTCGCTCGACCAATCACAGGCGAGCGCGCCCGTCGTCATCACCTACACGGGCGGGGCGCCCACGATCACCACGATGAGCGACGCGACCGCGCCGAAGGCCCGCTACGGCGGCGTCTACAAGGACCGGCTGGTGGTCGGGAACCTCCCCGGCGAGGAACAGCAGATCCGCTTCTCCTACCCCGGCTTCATCTTGAAGGACGACCCCAACACCGGGAACCCGGTGACGATGAAGTGGGACGCCAACTCGTTCATCAACAGCTCGCTCGCGATCACCGGGCTCGGGGTGATGCGCGCGATGATCCTCGTCTTCCACGCGGGCTCCGTCGAGCGGATCCGAGGCTCGATTCCTCCCGGCACGGACATCGCCTCGGACATGTTCCTGGAGAGCCTCTTCGACCGGGCCGGGTGCACCGACGCCCGCTCGATCGCCTACTGGAACGACAACTGCATCTTCGCCGACGAGCGCGGCATCCACCTGACGGACGGCTCGATCGTCCGCAACCTGATCTCGCAGGCCGGGCTCCTCTACTTCTGGCGGACGCTCTACCGCAACAAGCTCTCGATCGCCGCCGAGACCTATCTCGACTACTACGTCATCACCGTGCGCCGCACCGATGGGATCGCGGTCACCCTGGTGGTCGATCTCAACCGGCGCACCGTCTTCCGCTTCACCAACGTGGACGCGACCTGTTACATCCAGGCGGTCGGAGCGCAGGAGAAGCTCTGGTTCGGCCGGGGCAGCGCCAACCGCCTCGGCGAGCTGTCCTCCTGCTTCTTCCCGGTCTTCACCAGCACCGCCAACGCCGACGCGGACGGCACCGCCGTGCTGCCCAGCTTTGAGACGGCCTGGTTCCGCATGGGCGAGGAGGGGCGCAAGCGGATCCGCCACGCCTACATGTCCTACGACGTGCGCGCGCCGGGGACAGCGGTCGCCGCTCAGTGGCGCGACGAGCCAGACCTCCAGGACCCGCACGCAGAGGAGCCCAAGGGGAACCGGACGATGGTCGGGCTCACCGCGACGGGCACCCCGATCGTCTCGCTCGACTACATCGAGAGCCCGCAGGACACGAGCTGGACGAACGCGGGGAGCCTCCAGCCCACTACCGCCTACCGCCGCCAGCGGCTGCCAGTCGGCAAGCAGCCCTACGGGATGGCCTTCCGCTTCCAGCAGCTCGTCCCCTCGGCGGTCACCCGCATCTTCGACCTCGGGATCGAGCACTGGGAGAGTGAGCGCAGCAGGCTGTGAGCAGCATCGTCCAGGATGCCGTCGCCGGACTCGGACGCGGCGGCGAGGGCCCGGTCGATGAGCGCCCGCTGACAGACCAGGAGCGCCAGATGGTCGCCCGTCTGCTCTCCGATCCCTTCGCTTTCCCGCAGACCTTCAAGACCTGGCTCGTCTCCTTCTTGGAGTCGAGCGACCTGACGCTGCCGATCAGCTCGATCCAGGGGCTCGGCTCCACACTCGGGATCGGGGGCGGTGGCAACACGAGCTTCATCCAGGGCCTGCTCCCGGCCGGGACGATCCTCGGCTGGGGCTCGGGCCGCACCCCCGCAGGATGTCTGCGCTGCGACGGCACCGCCTACTCCCGCTCGGCCTACTCGCGCCTCTTCACCGAGATCGGAACAAGCTGGGGCGAGGGCGACGGCGTGACGAGCTTCAACGTCCCCGACCTTCGTCGTCGCTTCCCGCTCGGGG